TTTATATATGTAAGTCAAGGGCTTGACACATACACACATAAGGTGTATACTAAGGACTAATCAACGCCAACAGAAGGAGTTAATCTAATGGCAAAAACACTAATAGATAAAAGTGCAAAGGAGAATATCATTCTGCCTCATGCACTCAAGACTATCCACGCATTACCTAGTGAGCATAGAAATTCTTATGTAGAAGCTAGAGATAAATGGAGAGAGGCTTACGACCAATCTTGGAATGTAGCCAACAGTTATATCACATCACATGTACCACAAGACCAGATACAGATAGTGAAAGAAGTAAGTGATAGAAACAAATGGAATAGTTCTGGTATGCCAATAGATACTGCCATAGCAGACTTAAAGCTAGAAGATTTTGTTTGTAAAGAATACGACAAAATAAAAAGCACAGTAGGTGATAGTGGCAGGTACAACCATCATGGTCGTGAGGCATTTCATTTAGATCAATGCGTTACTTTTAATCTAGTATCGGCAGAGTCAGATGACATGGGCAGATATGACGCAAGGGCTGACTTCAATACCTATCCAGATAGAAGTACCTTTGAGTTAGTAGAGCATGACTATCTAAAAGAAAATGGTATCATGTCTATGAGTTCTTCAGAGTATACGGCTAGGTCATACCATAAACGAGATGAGTTAGATACTCAAATCAATAGTCATGAGGCTTATACCAAATGGGTTGTCGATAACTTCAATGACAAAGTTTGTATTCGCTTGAATGTTGATTGTCATACTCAAGGTCTAGCTGTTCATGACATTAATGATTTCAATGCTATCAAACAAGAGAAGATACTCAGAGGCAGAATGTCTATGGCTTTAGATAGTCTTAAGTCAGAAAGACAGGGCTACTATGATGATGTCAAAGGTATCTTATCTAAGATAAGAAGTGTTGAGGGATTAATGGAATCTCCACTAGGTAAGATGATGAAGCCGATTGAAGGTGAACTTCAAGGTGTCGGTACATCTATTGCCCTAACACCTCAAGCACAGTTCAGAATTAATAAGCTGAACAATGCACTAGACGGCATAACAGAAGAAGCACAAGTGCCTAATGTTATTGTCTTACATGGTATGTCTGGTACTGCTTAATGGATCCCGAAGATGAGTTCGGTTGGTAGCCGAGCAAAGAAAAACCCCACTAAGTTAATTCCTAGTGGGGTTTTTTATTGCCTAAATTTATTTAGTCTTTATAATTTTGTGAGATGGGATCAAGCCAACTGTTTATATGCTTGTGTGTTGTCCAGTCAGATAGTGCGTCAATGCCCTCGCCATTACAGCTAACCCATTGAATCCACCCTCCCTTATCAAAGATAATGTGTAGTACATCTACTGCATTAACTTCTTTTATTGAAGCCTCAACATCATTAGTGTATATCCAGTTATCATAGTCGCCTTCATTAAGGTTAGCATCTTCATCTGGAAAAAAGTTCTCACCACCGCATTGAAAGATCCACTTAAGACCTTCTTCTTTTGCCCTCGATAGTATTGAAACTATCAAGGGAATTTTTATCATACCTTTTTCTTGTAGCTTACTAAGCTCTACTTGAGTAAGCATTATTCTTTCACCTCACCAAAGATACTATATTTTTCTACAGTTCCTTCAAGCATATTAAGATCTATCCTAGAATTTATCCATGACTGACACTTAAGTTTATCTTCTGATTGGTACTCATAGGTATAAGTATTAGCTATGTGGCTATACTCATTCTCTTTTAATACTACATACATAGTCTTGTTCTCCTATTACTCCTGTTGATTGCGATAGCCCTAGATAGGAGTAAATTTACTAGGGCTACGATTCCTAATGGAATACTATAAGTCTTTGAATTTACTGTCAAATACCTCTTGAGATATCATTCCATTCTTCAAAGACTTCAAGGCTGACGCCTTGATAATCTTATTGTAAAAATCTCCAGCCGTTTTTGTCTTATAGTTCTCGGCTATCTTATCTTCTTTATATTTATTTAAGTCTATTATATTACTCATAGTTTCTCCTAATGTATTGTAAAGTTAAGGGTATCAAGTAGCACTCGCAACTCATACTCAAAGTCTTGAAGAAGAAATGGTATCTCTCCGTCAAACTCATGATGAATTACGAATGCTATATCGACCAGCTCACTGATGCCTTTAGCATCTATCTTGCTTTGCTTTGTGTCTTTTATATTCCCCATACCACCGACACAAGTAATCGTATAGGAAAGTAGGAAGCAATGACAAGTAATGCTATCACACACCACCCGTCTTTACTTATGTATCTTGCTTTCTTTTTCTTCATAGTATACCTCCAGTTATATATCTAAAAGAATAGATTAGTAAACAAACATAGCCTATAAATAGTATGGCTAGTACATAATCTAAGTTTATCATAGCCCTGCTATCTGTGTCATAGTTAAGACAAACATGCACACAACTATGGCACAGCTATATAGTATTAAATTTGGTAGCATTACAATAACCCTTTCTTTCTAAAGTCTTTAGGCTCTACATGTTCTTTAAGAAAAACTTTGTTGAAGTCTTTCCATACTTGTTGTAGTCCTATCGGCTCTGATTGAGTACAGCTAGGACAGTTTATCTGTACCTTTTCATAGTCATAAAAGTTTTCACCTTTATAAGTATGTGCTACTCTAGTTGATTGCATTTTAGTAATGTAGTGATTGCCACCACATTGTTTACATTGGTCGTTCATATAACCCTCCTACTGGTTAAGTGTTTGAATTACTTATATAATATCAAGTGTCAAGCCTTAAGTCAAGGCATAAAAAAAGAGCCAACAGCTTTCACCATTGGCTCTTAATGTTTGTCGTTAGTTATTTTTATATTGAACATACGGCTATTACCCCAAGACATAATAGCATAGCCAACATTGAATTTTGACTTTGTCGTTTATTGTTCATCTGTTATCCTTTCTGTTTTAATTAATAAGCCCTATCCTATAACTACTGTGCGTCTGTGTCAAGTGTCTTTGTCTGTGTGTGTGTCTAATGTATTTTTATTACAGCTTAAAAAAAAGACAAAAAAAAGCCCTCACTAGAAATTAATCTAGTAAGGGCTTGATTTTATTACTTAACTTGAACTAGTAATTTAATTTTATCATCTCGAACAAGTCCTAGCTCGGTAGTTGCTATGCCGTCAATATTATCATTCATAAATGATTTTTGAGCATTAACAACAAACGAATTAATCACACCAGAATTTGATAAAACATCAGCTATTAAGTTTTGGCTTAATTGTGTAGATATTAAATCAGAGTTCCAGATTGATTGACCTGATTTTTTAACTTCAGAGAAGTTATCAATTAAAAAAGTTTCTAACTCTTTGAATTTAGTTCTCAATTCAGTAGCAAGGTTTTTAGTCTTAATCATTCTTGCTTCTCGATTTTGAGTTTCATTCTCTGACTTAGAAAAATCTTTAAAGATAGCCCTCATATCAGATATATTAATTGAGGTATCCTCTTTACTAGTGTTATCTATTGTCTTAGTTTTCCCATCAGTACCCGATTTTATAGGTAATTTTGGCTGGTTAACATTACTAGGAACAATTATTTTATTATCTTTAATTTTAACTTGTGCTTTTTTAAAGTTCGCACTCGTAAGCATTAAAGACAATTCTATTGAGTGAGTAACCATGTTTTCAAATGTGCCATTGGGTGCCAGTTTTTTATCATAACTAGCTAGTTCAAAGGCATGAGCAATCAATTTAGATTTTTTGATAACCCCTGTTTTTTCGTCAATCAAATCAGTATTTGATTTATTATGGTTAATCAATTTTTCAAATTCTGAAGCAATCAAGGTTAATCTTGTTATACCCTCGATTTTAGATGCATCAGTTTTTAAAGATATTAATGAAGTCTTTAAGGCTTTTTGATCCAAGCCTTGCACATTAATAATTGATTTTTTACTTACTTCTTTTTTATTTACATTAGTCATTTGTTATCCTTTTATTTTATGATTTAAAAAAAATTTAAGGTTTATGTAAACCCGAGCCTGAAACCAGTTAAGAAAAAATACTGAAATTAATCTTATAAATATTTAATCCTAACTACAGGACGCTATTAATTCGTCATTAATAACTAAGTAAATAATACTAAATTCATAAGCTTATGGCAAACCTAAATTCACTCCCTCTATAAGTCATTGATATTAAAGGGTTATTAAGAATCCTAATCATGATTAATTTTTTAACGCCATGCAATAATGGCACTGGCTAAGAATACTATAAAGGCAATCATGCAAGGGGGGGGTTAAAAGAAATCATTATAATTATTTTTATAGGCTCTAAAAGATACGCAAAATTAAAGGCTCTAAGTTTCCCCTAGTTCATAACCACAATTTATCTCTATAGGATATTTTTGGCATTACTAGGGGGGAAAACAAGGTATTTCTTGTAAGTCATTGATATATAAGGGGGATATGCAGGGGGCTAGGGGGTAGTGGTGGTATATATATACGCCATTATGGGAAAATTACTAGAAAAGCATGGTAACCACTTAGGCGGCCACATTAGTATGGTACCTGTAGGGGTTCCACAACCATAAGTGAGTCCCTAATAGTAGATTTAGGTAATACATATAGGGGCCTGGGGGGAGGCCTTAATACCATTATACACCCTGAATGCGATTCTGTCAACAACAAAATAAATAATGTAAATAAATCAAATAAATGTATTGACAGAATTGCTATATGTGTGTATAATAGATAGATATACAGTAGTTACCAATGGGTCACACAGATATATAACGAAAAAACCATGGACATTCACGGAAACTACTGGTTTATAAGGAAAAATTACATGGCAATCAGAGAAATATACGGATCTATCGGCAAAGAAATGATCAATGGCAAGTTTTATAGCATGTCAAAGTCTCGCCATGCACAGATATTCGGCAAAAAAATTGAAAAAACAAAGGAAACCACTATGTATAACAAGAAACCTAAACCAAAAACTAAACCAAAACCAAAACCATCTTATTAAGGAGAACCCAAAATGGTAGAAAAAACATCACAACTATTAAAAGCAGCTAAAGGTGCTGTAACAGGATCTGGCAATAAAGGCGCAATGATGCTTGCTGCAAATCCAAAAGCAGTAACTGCATTAAAAGCATTTGTAAAAACCCCAGCAGCTAAAATATTAAGTAGAGCAATACCTGGATTTTCTGCAGTAACACTATTAGCTGGTGTAGCTAATCTAATGAAAAAGAAAGATAAAGGCGGAATGGCATCTCCTGGATCAGGAAGAAGCAGAACAAAAACTGGACCTGCAATGAGAGCTAAAAAACGTGCTATGTCTGACGCTCAGAAAAAATCTGGAGGTAGCACTGGTAGAGATGCTATTAGAGAATCTGGTAGAGGCAAAGCTGGCCCTAAACGTAACGTTGTAAAAGGCGGTGGCGGTGTTGTTAGAGACAAAAGAGGCAAGGCAGTTAATTTTGGCGGAGCTAACAAGGGCGGAAAAAAATCTAGAGAAGGTAGATAGTCTGTGAATTTTTCTGAACTAACCGACATACTCAATAAAAAATCTAAGGAGCAAGCCCATGCAACTAGACAACGGACTCGGACTAACCACAGAAAAAGAAAAAAAGCCAGTAGGGTGCAAGAACTGCGATCATAGTTGCCATTGTGGAAACAATGGTGTCTGTGTATCATGTAAGTGTGCAAACTGCGAACACAATGCCCTAGACGAATTTCATAACAATTTAAAATAATATGGCAAAATCTAAAAGTACAGTAAATAAAGCAGGCAACTATACCCAACCTGGTAAAAGAAAACAAATCTTTAACAGGATTAAATCACAAGCATCACACGGTACTGGTGCAGGGCAATGGTCTGCTCGTAAAGCACAAGCATTAGCCAAGGCTTATAAAAAAGCTGGCGGAGGATATAAAGGATGAAAGGCGTAAAACACTACACAAAAGACGGTAAAGAATGGAAAGGTGCTACGCACAAAATGCCAAATGGTACTTTACATACAAATAAATCACATACTAAAACAAGTGTAAGATTATTTCATTTTAAAGATTTAAGCAAAACAGCACAGAAAAAAGCTAAAAAGGCATAACTGTGGCATTAGCTAAAAGTCAAAAAAGTTTAAAGTCATGGGGCAAACAAAAGTGGCAAACCAAATCAGGTAAGAAATCTTCTGTAACTGGTGAGCGTTATCTTCCAGCTAAAGCTATTAAGTCTTTAAGTCCAGCAGAGTACGCAGCTACTACTGCAGCTAAAAGAAAAGCTAAAGCAAAAGGAAAACAATTTGCAAGCCAACCTAAAACTATTGCAAAAAAAGTAAAACAATATAGAAAGATAACTTAATGGGAACAACAAATAAAAAAAAGCCAAACACACTAAGTGGTAAGCAAGTAAAACTTGCTGCAGTTGCAAATCCTAAAAATAAAATTACAAAGGCAGATCTTAAAAAATTAAGAAGTAGAACTGCGTAGTACAATGGCACTTTCAGATGCACAAAAGAAAAAAAACTTTTTAAGTAAACACAATCTTCCAGGATTTAATAAGTGCGTCATACGAAGTGAAGGCAAGAAAAAAGGTAAAGTAGGAATTATCATAGATGGTAAACCGAAGTTAATTAGATTTGGAGATGCTTCTATGGGGCATAACTATTCTCCAGAAGCTAGAAAAAGTTTTAAAGCTAGACACGCTAAGAATATAGCTAAAGGAAAAACAAGTGCTGCTTATTGGGCAAATAAATGTTTATGGGCAGGAAAAGGAGGAAGTAAAAAATCTCCACCAAAATCACAAAAGCACAAAAAAGGAGTTGCGTAATATGGAAAAACTAATATGGATTAAAAATAAAGTAATGGGAATGCCTAAGAATAGGCAGATTGCTTTAGGTATTTGTGTTGTTGCATTAATTATTGTTGTATGCTTCTAGACAAAAAAGAAACAACAAAATTAACTGACAAGCAGAAGACATTTCTGTCTGTTCTATTTGGAGAAGCTCAAGGCGATCCTAGAACAGCAGCAGAAATTGCAGGCTATGCTCCCACCTCATATCCGAAAGTGGTACACGGTTTAAAAGACCAGATCATAGAACGTGCCGAAACGGTATTAGCAGCTCACTCACCAAAAGCTGCCTTAAGCATAGCCAACGCAATAGATGATGATGGCTCTATGCCTGGTGCTAGTATTAGAATGGAAGCAGCCAAACAAATATTAGATAGAGTAGGTATAATTAAAAGAGAAAAAATAGATATTGATGCTAAGATTGCACATGGTATATTTATATTACCAGCAAAGGAAGCCTAATGAATAACTATATATTAAAGTTTATAAATAGATATTCAGCAAAATTAAATAGTTGGTCGTGGACAATGTTATATGGAAAACGAAACAATGAGTTTAGGTCTTAGAAAAAGAATTGCAAGAACTGTTCCATTTGGGTACAAAGTAAGTGAACATGATGAAAAATTATTAGAGCCAATCCAAGAGGAACTTGAAGCTATAGAACAAGCAAAACAATATTTAAAAAGTTGTTCCTATCGAGAAGTTGCTGGATGGATAGAAAGAAAAACTGGTAGATATATATCTGCTCCTGGCTTAAGAAAGGTGTTGTCAAGAAATGAATGATGTAGCACCACCTAAAAAGAAAAAGAAAACTATAGCCAAAGCTAAACGATCAGCTAAAGCTAGTATTAGTGATATAGCTAAACAAGTACAAAAAGCTAAAGATGATTATCACAATGCACAAAAAAAATTAAAAAATAAGAAAGAAGCTATTAAAAAAGCTGATGATCTTATAGAGGGTAAGCAAGGTTTAGTAATTGAAGATGAGCTAGACGATATACCACCAAATGTACAAGAAGCAGTACAACAACAAGAAGTTATATTTGAACCCAACAGTGGTCCACAAACACAATTCTTAGCTGCATCAGAACGAGAAGTATTTTATGGTGGAGCAAGAGGCGGAGGTAAATCCTACGCTATGCTTATTGATCCATTACGTTATTGTGATAAAGCAAAACATAGATGTTTATTATTAAGACGTTCTATGCCAGAGCTAAGAGATTTAATTAATCACTCACAGCAACTATACCCTAAAGCATATCCTGGTGCTAAATGGAGAGAACAAGAAAAAGAATGGAGATTTCCATCAGGAGCAAAAATAGAATTTGGATATGCTGAAAATACTACTGACGTACTTAGATATCAAGGTCAGTCTTATACATGGATTGGAGTCGATGAGCTACCACAATATCCCAATCCAGATATATATAATTTTTTAAGATCATCTCTTAGATCAGTAGATCCTGAGATACCAGTATTTATGAGAGCTACAGGCAATCCAGGTAATGTAGGATCAACTTGGGTTAAAGAAATGTTTGTAGACCCTGCAGTACCAAATACTAAATTTGATATAGAAATTGAAACACCAGTAGGTGTAAGAAAAATATCAAGAAGATTTATACCAGCTAAGTTACAAGATAATCCGTACTTAATGCAAACAGAGGATTATTATATTATGTTGGCATCATTGCCAGAAACTCAAAGAAAACAGTTTTTAGATGGTGATTGGGGAGCGTATGAAGATGCAGCGTTTCCAGACTTTAGTAAAGATCTTCATGTTGTTGAACCATTTGAGATACCTGGTAACTGGCATAAATTTAGAGCATGTGACTGGGGCTACTCATCACCAGCTTGTGTGCTTTGGTTTGCAATAGATTTTGATAATAACTTATATATATACAGAGAATTATATACTAAAAAAGTTGTAGCTGATCAGTTTGCTTATAAAGTATTAGACTTAGAGCAAGGTGAATATATAAGATACGGTGTACTAGATTCTAGCACCTGGGCAAGACGAGGAGATGTAGGTCCAAGCATAGCTGAAACAATGATTAATTCAGGATGTAGATGGCGACCATCTGATCGTTCACCTAAAAGTAGAATCAATGGCAAGTTAGAAATACATAGACGACTGTCGGCTGATGCAGAAACAGGTCAGCCTTCATTATATATTTTTAATAACTGCTTAAATATTATTCGAACACTACCTCTATTACCATGTGATAAGAATAATCCAGAAGATGTAGATACACATGCAGAAGATCATGCTTACGATGCATTACGATACGGCTGTATGTCACGCCCCATTAATCCACACGGAAGTGGCTTTTCATCATTCTCTCAAAACCAAGGCTATAAGCCTGTAGATACAATGTTTGGATACTAATGGATATAAATAATAAAAA